CCATCAATGAATCTGCGGCCGTGGTCAGACGATTCTGGGCTGCAAGTTTGGCCTGAATCTCCTGCTCTTGCGCGGCCTTCAGGGCCATGGCCTGCTGTTGCGCTGCAGCTTGCATGGCCTGCTGCTCCCGCGCAGCCTCCATCTGCTGGACTGACGCCCCGAGCTTCAGGCCCTGCAGCACCCCTGCGAACGGGTCGGCCTGGGGGATCATGTAGTTGATCGGTTGGACCATGGTGCTACCTCACATCGGGACGCCGGCAGGGATCAGCCCACCGGGCAGACCACCCGCGTAGCTGCCAGCGGCAGGCGCGCCGCCGCCGAACAGGCCACCAAACACATTGCGCCCGGTAGCCATCTGCAGGCCCGCCAGTTGCCCCGGAATCTGCGCCAGTTGAGCGAACGGAGCCGCAGAACCCAGCGCCCCGCCGGCCCGTGCTGCGCCTTGCTGTTGCAGCAGGTTCCCCACGTTCACGCCCGTCTCCATGCCCGCCGTACCCACGCGAGCCGCAGACTGCTGCCCCAGTGATGTCAGGCCGCCGAGCCGGCTGTACTGCTGTTCCAGCGCCTGCTGCAGCATCTGCGGCCGAAACTGCGCCAGCGCGGCCTGCACGTTGCCGCCGCGCAGGCCACCAGTGGCCGATGCACGCTGCAGGATCGCCTCCTCGCCCTGACGGGTCAGCGCCTGAAGCAGCGGGCTCTGCTCAATGCCTGCGATGGCCTGCTGCTGCGCCTCTGCGCCACCCAGGCCGATGAGGTTCTGCATACCGGCAAGCGCTGGCTGACCAGCCTGGACATACGGCGCCAGAAGGCGCTGTATCTCATCGAACTGCCGCCGCTGCTCGTCAATGCCGGCCTGAGCCGCGCCCGACTGTGCCCCTGCCGCCTCGCTGGCGGCATCGGATTGCATGCTGGAAGACAGCAGATTCCCGCCGACAGCGATCAAACCAGATACCGGATCAGGCATTACCGCCTCCCTTATTGAACTCGGTCAGATAGTCGTCCAGCGTCTCGCCGTACATGCCCAGCACCTTGTGAGCCACCGAAGCCGCCGCCACAGGGCCGTGGCACAGGCGCACAGCGGCCAGCACCAGTTCGTAGTAGCCGGCCCGCCAGACGTAGGATTGAGCCGATGCGTTGCCTTCGCGCTCCACGCGGTCAGAGGCTTGCCACTTCAGCACCATCATGCCCACCAGAGGCACCAGTTCGGCCACATGGCGCGAGAAAAACGTGTTCTGCGGCATGGCCACCAAGACGTTCCAGATCGTCGCGTCCAGCGCCTCGCGCCTGACAGAATCGTCGTCGGCGCAGTCGTCGAACGTCTGGATGCTTTGCCACAGCATGAGTAGCCACTCCGCAGCGTCGGCGGGCAGCATCAGCGAGTCGAAATGCGTGCGCAGGCTGTAACTCATGGCATCCTCAGAGGCTGCCGGAAGCCATGAACTCGGCACGCGCATCATACCCGTCAGGTGATTTCGCGTCCAGACACCCGCAGCGTGAGCGCCGTGGCGTTGCTGGCGACGGTGGAGATGAACCCGCCCGACTCCAGCGCCTGGCCCACCAGTTCCTGGCACAGATAGGTTTCACCGGGCACCACGGTGCGGTCGTCAATGACGAGGTTCGAGTTACCAGCCGAGCCTCCCGAGGTGACGAGGTTGACGGAGAACGTGCGGTTCACCGTGTCGGTGTTCGTCGCCGTCGCCTTGTCGATGATGGCCTTGGCGTTGGTCGCGGTGTATTGCGTGGTCTGCGTGGCCTCCATCTGCTTGGGAGGGACGAGGACTTTGACGGTGACGGTCATTGGAACCCCTGGATGTTGTTGGACACGGTGACGATGATGCTGGGAATGCCAGGATGCGGCGCAGCGGCGGGCACAGCCAGTAGTTGTGCTGACAGGTCACTCACCGAAAACATGATCTCGACGTAATCGCCGGCCTTGAGGCTGAAAAAGTAGTTCAGGGCCGAGAAAATCTCGGCGTTGTTGCCCTGGATTCTGATCTGACTGGCCGAGTCCGTAACGTCCGCGCCGTTCTTGCGAAACCAGATGTAAAGCTCTGCGGTGCCGCCACTCGTCTTGTCGAATTGAACGGACAGTTGCAGGTTGTAAATGCCGTCCGTGTCCACGTTGATTCGAGACTGCGGGGAACCGCTCAAGAACACGCCGGATGACAGGTCCGTGGTGTTCAGCGTTACCTCGGTAGCCGTGTTGATGGTCGTCGCGGTTTGCGTGGCGGTGCTGTAAAACGACCCGTAGCGAGAGCGCTTGAACTCACGCGGTGGCGGGGCGGTAGCCAGCAGTTCCAGCGCCGTGCGCATTTGCTCGACGGCGTCCAGCGCCTGCTGCGCCTTCTGATCGGCAGTGCCGGCAGCGATGGCCAGATCCACCAGCGTGGTGGGCTCCAACTGGCGAGCGTTCGAAAACAGCCGTTCGAACTGCCGCACCTGTTCATGGTCTTGCAGGAACGACGCGAGTTGATCCCGCGTGAGGTTGAGTTTGGACGCGGCCATCAGTACGCCAGCGGCTCGATCTGCGCCTCCAGGCGGGCGAATGACAGGTGCGCCTGACTGTCGCCCCGGAACCGCTGCATACGCCAGTGGCGCATGGAGCCCTGCCGCAGCCACACCAGGCGCTTCGTGCGGTTGCCGATAGCCCCGGCGCGGATGTAGTGATCCTGGCCCCAGGCCGAGCCATCGAGGGAGTAACTGGTGCTGATCTGCGGGTCCAGCCCCAGCGCCACGCGGCCCGTGAGCGCCACCAGTTCCAGTTCGTGGAACAGGGCGCCGCTGCCGGCGTTGTAGACGATCATCGTGCCAAACTCCCAGCGCACCGTCTGGCCCCAGTGGTCGCTGCGCGTGTCCACGAAGTGCCCGATGGCCGATGACGACGGGTCGCCGATACACCATTGGTTATAGGCCCAGACGAAGTTGCGCGCCCGGTACTGCGCGAAGCCCGTGAGCGTGGTGGTCAGGGTCGTCCAGATCGGCTGGCTCAGCGCCTGCGTGGCCGCGAGGTCGAACACCACCGTGCGGTCCGGCAGATGGACGTACAGCAGCTGGTGGTTCTTGTCGTTGCGGGCTTCGAGCTTCACCCGCGACAGTTGCGACTCGGTGTAGGTCAGCAAAAGGCGGTCAATCTCGTCGGTGCTGATCTTCTGCGCCGTGGCGTTGGCGCCCATGTAAACGCCTGGGGCCTCGTTTCGGCCGGAGCCCATGAAGGCAATCATCTCGTTGAAGACGCAGCACGCAAAGGTGCCGATGGCGCCCTTCTGGATCTGCGCGCCGTCAATGCGCTCGAATGGGAACAGATCGCCGCCGATGTTGTCGAACACCTCAATGGTGTGCCGGTTCAGCGCATAGACCTCGTTGCGCAGCTTCAGCAGGGCCACCACCGGGTCAGGGTCCACCTCGCTGCTGCCGTACTTCAGCGGGTTGACCTGCGCCGGGTCGCCCAACTCCGTGACCACCAGGAACTCGCCGTCCGTGACCATGAAATAGCCGTCAACCCACACCACATCGACCAGCACCGTGCCCAGGTCCGGGTCCGTCACCTGCGTAAGCGTGGTGCCGCTCCAGTAGTACAACCTTCCACCGGACACGATGGCTAGGCGGTCGAACGAGTAGTCGAACGCGACCAGCTCATCAGCGGGGCCGCCCACATCGCCCAATTCGGTGACGGTGCCATTGCTGGCGATGCTCACCAGCTTGGTGCCCATCACCCGGTAGAGCGTGTTGCGCCACTCAATGCCGCCTCGGTCAGTGCCTGGGCCGGTGCCATCGCTCACGATCCCGTCAGCCGGCCGCAGGTAGGCATCGCTGATGCCGCTGCCCTTGGGCGTGACGAAGAAGTTAACCGGGTAGGCCGTGCGCAGGTCAGGGCCGTTGTCGGTGTAGATGCCGCTGACGATTGGGATTTGCATGTCAGCAGTTCCACGCCTTCAGGGCCAGCGCCTTGCGTGTAGGCTTGCCCTTCTCGTCTTTCATCGGCCCAGGCATTCCACCCATGCGGGCGCAGAACGACTTGCGCCGTGCGGCGTCCTTCTCGGTTTTCGGGTTCGGCGCAGGGGGCTTCAGGTTCATGCCTTGGGCCTTGGCAGAGGCGCGTCCCTTGGCATTCAGGCCGCCCTTGGGGTTCTGGCCTTCCTTGCGCGTCCAGGCGGGTGTCTTAGACATCATGCCTCAAATCGTCACGTTGCCACTGGGCATCGGCGCCGGCGCAGGGCCAGGAGCGGGGCCAGGAGCGGGGCCAGGATTAGGTGGCAACTGATAGTCCACCCACTTCTCCTCGCTCTGGCTCCACTTCCACACATAGCCCTCGACCGGCGCAGGCTCCACAGGCCGCACTACCCACCCAGGCGGGCTCCACCAGACCGTCTCTTCACCGGGTCCAGGCACAGGAGGCTCAGGCACCTCCACCCAGCCGGGTGTGCCGTCCGTCTCAGGCTTCGGGATCGACCCGTTTTTGCTGTAGAGCGTCATAGCGTCGGGAAGGCTGCGGTGGGTGTAGAGGTCGTGCGGGCGTATCCGTTGGTGATGCGGACGTCCTGCAAGTAGCCGTTCAGCACCGCACCAGCCACGCGGTCAGCGCCGACATACAGCGGGTTGGTCTGGTTGAAGTTGTCGTTCACCGCGCCCGCGCTGGTGGCGTCAGTGGCTCCATCCAGAATGACCCGCAGGTTCCCTGATGCCGTGCCTGACCGAACCACCGCGAAGTAGTACCAAGTGCCGGATGCCAGAGAGGTAGCGCCAGTCAACTGCGTGGCGGTGTAGCTGAACTGGAGCTTGTTGCCCGAAGTGACGTTGACCGACCACCCCGTGGTGGCCGTGCCTTTGCTCACCAACCCGTAAGCCACGCCAGTAGCGTTGAGGTACACCCAGCCTTCAATGGTGAAGTCACCAGTTCCTAAACGCAATTCAGGCCCGTCTACTTTGGGGATGTAGTCACCCGTGCCATCAAACGACATGCTGGTTGGTGACCACTTCGCCTGCGTGGTGCTGACCTGAGCATTGCCCACGGTCTGACCATTGTTGATCGTGGCCGCGTCAAAGATGCCTGCGTTGGTGAAGTTCAGCAACACCGCGCCGCCCGTAATCGGAGACGCGGGGACAGAAATGCTTTCTGCCGTGCCTACCGTGTACTTCAGATTGGAGATGTAGCCGTTGAACGCGTTTGCGTTGGATCGATCCGCGCCGATGTTCAGCGCTTCTGTTTGGTTGAAATTTGTGCTGCTGGTTCCTGTGGCGCTGTCCACCGCGTTGATATACAGCTTTAGCCCGTTGGCCCCCGTGCCGGTTCTGACGACGGCCACATGCGCCCACGTTGACGCCGGGATGGTTGTAGTGGTGTCGATGTTGGTTGTCGTGTCTGTAAACCGCAGCACGTTCGTTGAAGTGATCTGCAACACCCATCCTGTAGACGCCCCGCCCTTGGCCGCAATAGTGTGCGTGGCTCCTGCTGCGCCTCGGTAGACCCATCCTTGAATGGTAAAAGTGCCCGTGCCAAAGCGGATGGTGGCCGAGTCCGCAATGCTCAGGTAATCCCCCGTTCCATCAAAATACCCACTGCCCCCATACGAGGCCGTGCTGTAGGACGCTGGCGGGTTGAACGGCGCGAACTTGCTGATGCGCGTGTCACCATTCACCGTGATGGCAAAGGCGTTGGTGCTGTTGTCTTTGAAACGGTTGTCTTGCAAGCACAGCAGGGAGGTGTTCGTGATGGCGGTGAGGGGTGCTGTGGGAACGGTCAGCGTAGTGAGCGCCGGGTCGTAGACTGCGGTGCCTTTGACTAAGCGGACATTTGATAAATATCCAGCTACAGCAACCGGAATCGAATGTGTTGGACTTCCGCCAATTCCTAGCGGAAAGTTTGCGTTGATATTTGCAGAACTCGTCGCGTTCCCAACTCTCGTTCCATTGAGATACATGCTGGTGTTAGTGCCGGAACGCACAACTGCCAAATGGTTCCACGCATTTAGTGTATAAGCCGTTGCTGACGTGAATAGTGTTGTGCTTGGCCCAAGAAAGAAATATGGTTGCCCAGCAGTGCCGTTCTGTATTACATATGAACCGCTATTTATGTACCCCATATCAATCGGGGTGTTGAAGTCAACAAGTGCTGTTGGGTAGTACCAAAACTCAATCGTAAAATCACCAGTACCAAACTGAAATGCAGCATTTGCAGGCGCAGTGAGGTAATCCCCCGTCCCATCAAAATACCCGCTCCAGTACCCCGAAGGCATGTACGGGTTAAACGACCCCTGCGTGGTGTCGCCGTTGCGGGTGATGCTGAAGTTGTTGGTGCTGCTGTCGAGGAACGTGTTGTTCTGAGCGCCGTTCGTTGCGCTGGTGTTCAGCAGCAGGGTGACGTACTCAAAGAACGCATCCGTGGCCGCAGCCGCGGCCGCCTTCAGAGACGCAACAACGCCGTGCAGTACGCCGCTCATAGTCAGGTCAGGCCGTTGCCAGAGATGATCCAGCTTGTGCTGGTGACCTTGATTGCCGTAGCCACACCGTAAGCCGCCAGCGTTCTGCTGCCTGTGGTTCCTGCGCCAGCCAAGTACATCGTGTCCGTGGTGATGGCAATCGTCACGGTGTTGATCATGTTGATGAACGTGATCGTGGTGCCGACCGGGAACGCCACGCTGCCGTTTGCGGGGATGGTGAACGTGCGGGCGTTGTTGTCCGTGATTGGGTGGAGGATGGAATCTCCTGCGTCGCCTGCCACCAGCGTGTAGTTAACACTTTGTGCGTTCTGAGGCATCCCGGTGTAGCCAACCGAACTTGCGTTCAGCGCCTCAGGAGACACCGTAGCAAACGTGGCCGTGCCGGTGAACGTCGGGCTTGCCGACAGCACCATGCTTCCAGTGCCGGTCACAGAGTTGCTGAGCGTCACACCGCCGTAGGTGATGGCCCCGCTGAACGCCGCAGCGCGCGGGAACGTGTAGGTATCTGCTGCACCAGGCGCACGCAACTGCGGTGTTGCAGTGTCCAGAGCAATGACTTCAAACGCTGCCATGTTTTACCTCAGACGTTGTACGCTGTACCGCCGCTAGACAGCACAGTGTTGGAAACCACAAACCCGGTGCCGGAACTGTTAAGCACTGTCAGAGTCACGGTATACGAAGTACCAGCGCTGTCCCGAACATTGATCGTCGGAGCGGGCGGCGAAGCCGCGGCCGGCTTAAAAAATCGACTCCGACCCGTTGAGCGCGTCAGCCGAAACATCAATACCCCTCGCCGGCCATGATGTGAAGCGATCCGCCACCAGCCGGGGCGATGTACGCCACCACGTTCTGGTCTTGCGCTTTCGACAGAACGATTTGCGTGGATGGCAAAACGGGGTAATCGGCAGTCGTGGCCGTTGCCGAGCCTTCGCCCACGCGCACGTAGGCCACCACCGTTGAACTCAGATTGGTGATGACCAGCGCCTTGCTGCCACCGCCCACCGTGCTGGATGCGGACGCTACGCCTGGCGACACCGTAACGCCGCTGCCGTAGGCCGGGTTAAATGCTGCTTGGACTGCCATGTGTGCCTCGTCAGGAAATGCGATACCAGGAATTGGTCGGCTGATAGAACCGGAGCCGGAAGAAAGCATTGGCCGCCAGCGTGGTGGGCGCACCAAACGCCGCAGTCGCGCCATTGAGCCCCACGGCAAACGTGGTGATGATCTGCGTGGTTGTCACCAGAATCTCAGTGCCGTCAGGCGTCGATGTGTTCAGTGGCAGCGTCACGGTGCCGGCGGCCAGCGTGCCAGCGGGTTGCAACACAATCCACTGCTGCTCACTCACAGGCGTGGGCGCCGCGATGTTGAAGCCCGTGGAGGGAACGTACAGGTTCACCGCCACCGTAGGCGATGCGAACTGCTGCTGGAAGTACGACAGCAGGGCCGACATCGGCAGGCGCCGTGCGTCCCCGTTGTTCGGGCTGTAGACCGGCAGTTGGTCGCCTGCGGAAACCTGCGTCAGCAGCGGGAGTTGATTGATCGTCGGCATGTGCGCCTCTCAGAATTCAAGCGGACCGTCACGGCCTGCCAGGATGGGTTCTGTTGGGTTGTCCACGAACGGGTCGTCGTAGGCCTTGGCGCCGGCACCACGCGGCATGGACGCAGGGAGTTGCATCTCCATCGGCATGGCCGCCCGCGACAGCAGCGTGTCATAGGTGCGCTTGGCCGTGGCCTTGGTGTCGGGCGATACCGTCTTGCCGTAGCTGGGTGCCAGCTTGATGCCCAGGTTCGTGATGATCGCCTCGTAGGCGGCATCCGGCACGTTCGTCTCGTCGTCCAGGCCGGTGTCCTGCGGAGATCCCGGCAGGGGATAGCCCACGCGAATGCCCAGGGCATTCCACGATGCCATCTGCGCGTCCAGCCGGCGAACGGCGCTCTCGACCTGCTGCGGGCTCAGGTCGAAGACGTAGGACGCCAGGCCAATCTCTTCCAGCGAGGCCTCGACAAACTGGCGCTTGGAGTAACCCATCTCGGCCTCAGATCGGGTCGTCGTCGGCCGGTGCCGGCGGTGTCATGGCGGCGGTGATCTTGGCCATCAGCGTCTCGTCGCTCCAGCGGCGGTCCACCTTGATGCCCAGCAGCGTAGCCTGCTGCTCCATCTCAGCGCGGGTCGGCGGGGCGTTGTCTGCAGGCTCAGGGGCCGGTGCTGGCG